GCGACAACAGAGACGGATCCGACGGATCCTGTGGCCTGTACCCCATCAACTGAAATCTTCAGGATAGGTGTGCCAAACGATCCGTCGCTCCATGTGGACCTACCCCACCCTTGATATAGAGTTGACGAGGCCACGGGCTATCTCCTCTAGGCTATACGGATAATAGCGTCAGACGCATTTACTGTCGGGAAAACAATAGTAAAGTCCCCTGCTGTTGATGTCTTATCTGAGCCAAAATCCAATACGATTACACTAGGATCACCCGCGGCACTGTCGTTGTATATCAACGCGCCGCGTGCCGTAATCGTCGCGGTGCTAAACGTCAAGTTTGCAAAGCTAGTTAACGCTGTAGTACCAGAATCTGATGGATCAACACGCGTAAGCGTTCCACCCCCCGCTGAATACCCAGTGCCGGAAATTTCATTCGTCGCTGTGTACGCGGAAGTATCGGCATCAAACGATGCACTATTTGTATATAGTGCCAGCTTAAACGTGCTACCCCCTGAGTTTTTAAAGTTATGCACGGCCTCAAGAAGCTCTTTCTTAAAGCTCGTACACATGAAGTTACCTGAAAAGGCCATGTCACAATCTCCTTATAAGTTCTGCGAGGTCTGGGTGACCCGCGTCATTGAGTGCATTATATACCGTAGTTCTGTCACTTTTAACAGCGTCTCGTAAGTAGAACCCTACAAGTTGAACAATCCGTTTTTTAAAAGCGTGTGCTTGCGCCTGTATTGCTGGATGTGATTCATCAGATACTGATATAATTTGTTCTGCACACCGTTCAGCTAATTCTTCCGGCGTAAAGCCTCTATGTTGAGTGGTGTGTACCTCAACATTATAATTCAATGTATTACTTTTAATCTCAGGAATCATGTACGCGCTTTCCTAATTTGTCCATAGCGATATTCATCAACCACCTCTTGAGCCTCGCCCAAGTTCTTCAGTCTAGAAATACCTTCTCCCAGACGCTGGTTGTACATCTGCATAAGATTAGGATCTCCCTTCATGTAAGTATACGCTTCCACCAAGGATCCATATAGTAAAGCAATCTCTGCGTTGGTAGATAACCAACTGGTTCCAGAGTCTGTACCCGCCGTCAGTGAGAGCGGACGATACAAATAATGTATGTCAACTGTGTAGTTAGCGTTGGGTGTAGGGCCGATAATAAAGTTGTCTACGTCGAATTGGGCGTAATATTTTGGCTGACCTGTAGTGGTAGCATCAGGAGTATATGTTTGAATAAAGTCTAAATCTTTAAACAATAAAAACTCTTTGTCCCCGTTCACGTCAATGCTTAACGAAAAAGGAGCTAGAAAATCACTAGGTGCCGCGAGATACTGATTGCCGCTAGTCATAGATCCAGATTGGTTCTTCTGAAACAGGCTTAACTGCACGCTCTTTAGTATGCGCTCTTCAGCCAGCCGAATAAACAAAGGCAAGTTATTTACAAAACTTGTCTCGTCGTTTTCTGTATAATCTTGAATGGCTTGTTTAAGTTCGCCGTATGTCATGCTCATGATGTGGTCACCGTAACAACTCCTACAGAACCAACAGCCACTAAGTTGTTGGGTGGAGATAGTCCCTCTTGATAATTAAATCCAACAGGGTTCCATCCCCACTGCAACGCCCGTTGCTCCGGAAGACCCGTTTCCGGTCTGGGATTATACAACGCCTGTGGATCAGGCCCAACTCGTATAGGCTCTAGCTGTGGGTGTTTTGGCTCGTACTCATCCGGTCCAACCAAAGCCCCCGTCCATTCCCTGCGCATATTACGCAAACGGAATCGAAACCCTGATCTGTCAGATATTCCCCAAGCCTTATTTCCACTAGCGTACGTCATTACACCCTCAAATATCTAATACTAGGTTGTAGTTTCAATGGTGTGCGTCCTTCATCTTCGTCGGCAGCACGTTGGAACTCTTCCTCGTATATAGCTTTTAAAAACTGCAACCTGTCGGGTGCCCGTTTCATACCCATGTAATACGCCAGTCCCGCCACCATGCAAGGATAGAAGCGAAAAGGCATGTCCGTAGTATTAACTAGGTTATCTGCGTCATCAATTCTGCGAACATAATAGTAGACAAGTTGATCTGTTGAGTTCTCTGGGACAGCCCATAAATTTATTACAGGGTTAATTTGACGATCAAAGAAAAATTGGCTTGGACGACCTTGAGTTGTTTTGTTTGGTAATCCAGAGTAATCCCCGCGACTAATCCGATCTATAGAGTAGTCCGTATTATTTCTACGAACGGTTACATCAAGAACATCGACGACATCCGCTAGTAACGTCTCTTGTGCTTGTCCTTGAGTAAGAGTGATTGTAGCCTGTTTTACCGTCCAAAGGTTTAACCCTCGATTAGCCCAGTCGGCAAACATCAGGTTTAAAGACCTTCGAGCCGTCCTGGCGTCGTAGCCTGTGCGAACTTCTAATCCGCACCGCTCGTAGGCTTCTTCGATAATCTCGCCTACGTCTAAGTTAAAGTCTCTAGTCCCTGATACTGTCATGTCATTAGCTCATGTTGCACGGGCGTGGGTTTTTGCCAGCCATTACAGCACCGCCGTTGCGATACCCTTTAACCTTACCACCATCCATATATCCTACTTTACCGCCTTGTTTGTAACCCATGCGTGCCGCCACTTGAGGAGATGATTTTTTCAAGGCTCTCATGCCTGCGCCTTCGTTACCTGCTGGAATTTTCTTTTTCATGATTTTTTCGTCCTCTTCCTTTTGGCTGGAGACACCCGACGCGGCTTACCCGCAGGCTGTCCTAGTTTAGATTTCTCACGCACCTTACTACGTTTTTCACTCGCTGTCATTTCTTTGCTGGTCTTAGGTGTTTTAGAACTTACACGCTTGCTTGGACGACAATAAGGAGTATCTCGTTTCTCCCCCTTTTTGCGACCACAAGGTTTGCCTGTTCGAACGTCCTTCCAGTCTTCTTTAAACCATCTTTTTAAGGCCGCGCCTTTTTTTGTTTTTCTAACAGCCATTAGTAGCTATTCGTCTCTTTGCGACGACCCTCTTGCACACTACCGCAACCATGGGCAATAAACCCTCCGTTCGCCAACTTTTTCTTTACAGGGCGTTTTCTTTTTTTAGAAGATTCGCCCCAGTTTGCCGCTCCTACTTTTCGGCATTTGGCTACCGCTCCGCTTGCGTACGCGCTGGGCCATACCTTGTACCTTGCCTTCACCTTCTTGGCGCAGGCGTCTAACTTTTTCTTTTTTTGCTTTGCCATTATTCCTCTCCTCTGGTGGCGTGGACACCTGAAAGGGTATTGATGTTCTGCTTATACTCATTAAAACGTGCGCTCCGAACTAAAAAATCTTGCCACATAGGTTTAATCATGTCGTAGTTTTCGCCTACTCTATAAGTAATAACCGCAGTATCCGCTTTAAGCTGATACAGTTGAAGTGCCCCCCAACTTAATAATCCAATAGTTGCTAATGAAGCTAAATTATTAAAGTCTAGTTTCATCATTACCATGCCTTACACGACCAGTATTTGGCCTTTAACTTGTCTAAAGTGCCTTTGTCACAACCATGTCTAGCTCGGAAAGACTTCCTACGTTTAGGGTTGTCTTTCTTTATGGTCATGTTGGCATCTCCAAACCTGATTATTTTTTCTTTGCCTTTAGAACAAGCCTTTACAACAGACTTTTTGCCGCCCGAGATTTGTCTCTTGGGCTTGTTGCATTTCATCTTGGACTTGTCGATCTTAGCCATATCTACTCCACAAACACTGTTATCGTAGTGCTATCAGGTATGGACGCATACACGCCCTTTTTTGCAAGTATACCATCCCCTGGTATGTACACTTCATCCATGCCCTGAGACGTTTCATCAACCCTGAGTAAGATCTTACCAGAGGCCGCCGAATCGTTATCGTACAAAACGATGTGCCCAGTAGCTCCAGACTCATACGTTAAGACAACGCCTTGGAGCCGACAGCGCCGTTGAACCAACACTGCCGAAGTCTGAGAGTAAAAGGACGTTACCTCACTACCGACCATCCCGACACCTACGACAAGATAATTGTCAGTTGATTTGCTGAACCCGTGAACGCAGCTACAAAGACACCCGCGGATGAAATAATTCCGTCATCTGGAATGTTCATCACATGATGACCCGCCGGAAACGTCTGCGTAAGCAAAACATCACCACTTGCGCTACCGTTCTTGAGAGTAAATGCGCCTGCCGCGGCGGCATAGATCACCACTTGGCGGAGACGAGACCGAGTAGGCCCAACAATCGCTGCCGTTGTGCCTTGAACCCAATTATATGCGGTTACTGGACCTGCCATGATATATCTCCTTAACCTGCGGAGACAGTCAAAACACCTGAGTTGCTGTAGATTTGTCCTGCAACAGATGGATCAGAAGTCGGGAGGTCGCTAATGATTACAACACTGTTTGTGCCGTCATGCGAAATAGAAATGTTTTCTGTAACTGCGCCAGTTGTTGCGTTTTTAGTTACATCTTTGAATCCGTTCTCTGAACGAACTGGACCGTTAAAGGTAGTATTAGCCATGTGGATCTCCTGTCTTGGCAAATGTCAGCCACACCATGTGGCTGTCAGGGATACCAAAACAATACACGACCTTTACGCAAAAAGAAAGGGGCAACCTAAGTTGCCCCAGTCAGTAGGGAGGAGGTAATGAACTTACCTCCAATACCTTAACACAATTTACGCTCCAGGAGAACCGTAAATACAACGTGGGTCTGAGAACCCGAAGCTGTAACGCTCACGCGCTTTAAAGCGCATGTTGCCTGTGTCGAAGTCGGCTTCCATACCAGTGGTCATTGGAGTCCGCTCGAAGTGGATCATACCACGAGGCGCGTCTGTCATGACAAAGAAGTGATCCGGATCAGTCAGGAAGTCATTGACGGCATAGCCTTCAGGTAACATTCCCATTGAACGGATTGCGTTCGTGTCATTGTCTGCTGTGCCGACGCGAAGGTTTGAAACCATCAAACGCTCTGCAACGAATTGCAGTTGACGTGGGATGACCAATTTAGTGCCCCGTAAAGCAACCTTCAAACCGCGCTCGTCAACAAAACCAGCGATATTGATAAGGGCATCTTCAAGAGATGTCTCGTTCAAATCTGCTGCTGTTGTTGGAGTGTTGGCAAACGTACCACCGTTAGTAAGTGGGTGGTTAGTCGCACATAAAGCAACGCCGTCACCGCCTGCTGTCGCACCGCCAGTAAAGGCGTTGTTGAGAACAGCAGCAGCTTTAACCTGCTTTGTGTGTGCCATTGACCGAGCCAACGCACGAGTGTAACGCGAACCAAGACGATCATAAAGATTGTCTTCGATAGCTTCCTCGGTTATTGAGAACGCTAACGCGATAGTTTCGTGGTTGTAACGAGCTGTATAAGCCTCGTTAGCATCGTCGTAGTTAATTGCAGAACCTTCCGATTTGGTTGGTGCTGCGCCAAAACCTGACAACATAACTTCTTCTTCGAATGCTCGATCGGAAGATTCTGTTGTAAAGATCTCTGCATGTTGGTTTTCGTACCGACTGTACTCCATACCGAACAAAGCGTTGAGACCTGGTTCTAGCTCTTTCGCTAATTGTGCGC